CAGCACATCCGGCAGTGGGGGCTCATGGAGGCGCAGGGAATCTGTGACCCCGAGGCGTTCGAGCGCCACTACGGGTACTTCGGGGCGCGCACGATCCGGTTCCTGCGGGCGCATCCGACGTGCCGGATCGGGATTCGCGACGAGTACGGGGTCGACCTGATGGAGGAGGACGAGTGAGCCACATCCACGAGTGGGTCGAGCAGGCCGGCGTCACCATCGACTCGGAGACGTACCGTTGCGCCGAGTGTGAGGCGACGAGCGACCTGTGCCACGTGTGCAGCGGGCCGAGCGGCGGCTACGGGTGGATCTGCGACGGATGCCTCGAGCGAGAGAAGCGCGTGCTCACGAGCATCGAGCGCTACCTCGAGCTGTGGGACGAGCGGGACCGCGACCGAGCCAAGAGCCCGGCCGCGTTCGCTCTCGTCGTGGCTCATGGGTCGGGCGACGGTGGACCGAGCGGACCCGAGGACGTGCTGAGCGTGCTGTGGTCCTGGGTTGCCCGCTGGACCGAGCACATGGGCGCCGACAACGCGTCGCCGGCGGAGTACCTGGCCGCGAGGATCATGTGGGCGATCCACAACCCGAACCTGTCGGGCTGGGACGACTTCCCGAGGGAGATGCGACGGGCGCGCGGCATGGCTCGCAGCATCGTCGGGCTGAGTCCGGAGCGCCTGCCGCAGCGGTGCCCACGATGCTCGGGTGGCGTCGTCCGGGATCGGGAGGAGGCGCCGGGAGTGCCGTGCCGCGACGGGCTGCAGGACGAGGTGCGGTGCACGGGCTGCCGGTTCGTGTGGCGGGACGAGGGGGCGTTCATGGCTGCCGCGAGGGTGGCTGTGGAGCATGTGGCTGCGATCGACCCGACGGTGCTCGTGACGCGGGAGCAGGCTCGGAAGATCTGGCCGAGCGTGGATCGCAAGACCTGGCACGACTGGCGACGGCGCAAGGGGCTGTTCGACGACGGTCCCGAACCTGCTGGTCGCGTGTCCGAACTCGTGCAGAGACGGGCGTCCGACGTGCGGCACACCGGTGCGGAGAGGGAAATGACACCGGTGTAGTTCGGCTGATACGATGCCGACAAGTGCCCGTACTTCGTGCACCCAAATCCAGCCCTCGATCCCGTGCGGACCGGGGGCTTTGTCGTGCCCGATGCCGGTCGGGTGCGACGTCCGAGGGGCGCGGCTCGACAACGCGCACACACTTCCACCCGGCCCGTCAAGCGTGGCCCTCGTCCGCGTTCTGCACCACGTAAGGCCGCTCGGTGGGTCCGATGAGGGTCCTTTCGCCTGCTGTCATGAGCGCGTCCTGCGGGTCGGGTGGTGATCTTGGTATGGCATGGTCCACGTCCGACCGGGCCAAGCGTCTGCCGAGCGACTGGGAGCAGATCAAGGCTCGGGTCAAGGCTCGTGACCGCGGCCGCTGTCAGGCTCGCGCTCACGAGCCCGGCTGCGATCGCCTCGGCACGGAGGTTGATCATGTCGTGGCCGGCGACGATCACCGGCTGAGCAACCTGCAGCTGCTGTCTGCGCCGTGCCACCGTGCGAAGACTGCGCGTGAGACGGCGGCGCGGAACCGGGCTCGGGCGCGGTCGAGGCGGAGGGTCGAGAGGCATCCTGGCGCGGTATGATGAGACCTAAGGTGCCGGGTGGGGGTGACTCCCCGGCCGTGTGTGGCTTAACCGCCGGATAGCAGCTCCGATCCAGCGTGCGCCCCCTTCTCGTTTTTCAGGCCCCCTCAGGCGGCCTCTGAGCCCCCCGTGAGCGCACGAGGGCGGTGCCCACCATCCGATCACCCTGGCGCGGATCTTCGCCGCCTCGGTGCGGGGCGCACCTCCCGGACTTCCATATATCCCCAGGTCATAGACCCGCAGCCGTTACACGCGGTAGACTGGGGGGCATGAGGAAGTGCGAGCGGTGCGCGGGCAAGATCGACGCCCTGGCGCGCTCGGACGCCCGGTTCTGCTCCACGCGATGCCGGGTCGCTGCGCACCGGGCCGGCAGGCTGCCGGTCGAGATGACCTCGCGGCACCGCTGGGTGCGCCGGGTCCACAAGCGGCCCGTGCAGGTCGACGGGCGGGCGGCTTCCTCGACGAACCCGATCACCTGGGCTCGCCATGGCGCGGTGGAGCGATCGAGGGTCGGTGACGGCATCGGGTTCGTGCTCGGCGACGGCGTGGGTTGCATCGACCTGGACCACTGCCTGGTCGACGGCGTGCCGCTGCCCTGGGCTCGCGAGATCTTGGCCCGCTGCCCCAAGACCTACATCGAGGTCTCGATGAGCGGCGACGGCCTGCACGTCTTCGGACTGCTGCCCGAGGCCGCCGGGCGCGGTCAGCGTGGCGGCGACGGCATCGAGCACTACTCGACCGGCCGGTACATCGCGGTGACCGGCGTCCCGTTCTCCGGCTCGGTGAGCCGTCTGGCTGACCTGAGCGAGGTTGTGGCCACCTTGTAGCGTCCCAGGTGGGCGCTCCCAGCGCCCCAGGAGGGCAACATGACCAAGTCTGCCGCCCCCAAGGGCCTGCGTGACGCCGGCAAGGCGATGTGGGCCAGGTTCACCGGGAAGTACGACTTCCGCCCTGACGAGCTGGTGGTGCTGGAGAAGGCGTGCCGCGCCAGCGACCGGATCGCGACGATGGAGGACGAGCTCGGCGACGCGGTGACGTCGACCGGGTCGATGGGCCAGGTCGTGGTGCACCCGCTCATCCCCGAGATCCGCGCGCACGAGGCGCTGGTCGCCCGGCTGCTGGCCTCGCTCAAGATCCCCGACGACCCTGCCGGTGCGGGCTCCGAGAGCCGTTCCACCCAGGCGCGCGCGGCAGCGCAGTCCAGGTGGGCTGCTGCTCATGGCGCGACTGCGTGAGTCGTCCGGCCCTGGCGTCGTCGTCTCGGACGACCTCGAGAAGCGCGAGATCGTCGAGTGGTACCGCGACATGCTCGAGCGTGCCACCCCGCCTGAGGGGCTGCGCTGGGAGCCGGTCAAGATCGGCCCGACGTGGCAGCACGGCCCGGACGGGTGGTCGCTGCCCGAGATCACTCTCGGGTGGGACTTCCTGGCGTGGACGGGCATGTGGCTGCGCGGCAAGAAGGGCCCGTGGGCCTGGACCGCCGAGCAGGCGCGGTTCCTGCTGTGGTACTACGCCCTGACACCTGCCGGGGAGTTCGACTACCACTCCGCGGTGCTGCAGCGCCTCAAGGGCTGGGGCAAGGACCCGCTGGCGGCCGGCGTGGGCGTCGGGGCGTGCTTCGCCCCGATCAAGTTCTCCGGCTGGGACGGCGACCGACCGGTGGGTACCGACGAGGAGAACGCCTGGGTCCAGATCGTCGCGGTCTCCCAGGAGCAGACGAAGAACACGATGAAGCTCCTGCCGGGCCTGGTCCCCGCAGAGACGCGTGCCCGGTACGGCATCCAGATCGGCAAGACGAACCTGTGGGGCCTGGGCGACACCCGCCAGATCGAGGCCGTCACCGCCTCGCCGATGGCGCTGGAGGGTGGTCGGCCCACCCAGATCGTGCGCAACGAGACGCAGAACTGGAACTCCTCCAACGGCGGCCACGACATGGCCGGCGTCATGGAGGGCAACGCCGCCAAGCGCGACATCGACTCCCCCGCCCGCGTCCTGGACATCTGCAACGCCCACCGGCCTGGTGAGGACTCGGTGGCCGAGCGGGTCCGCGACGCGTGGGAGGGCACGCAGGGCGACAAGGACGCCGACGACGAGCACGAGCGCCCCAAGTTCTTGGAGTTCGGGCTGCTGTACGACTCCCTGGAGGCCCCGCCCGAGGCCCCGCTGACCGCCGAGGCAGCCCCCGAGGTCGTCGAGGCGATCCGCGGGGACGCGGTGTGGCTGGACGCCAAGGGCCGCATCCTCAAGAGCATCCTGAACCCCGCGAACTCCCCCAGCGAGTCGCGGCGCAAGTGGTACAACCAGATCACCGCCCGCGAGGACGCGTTCACCACCCCACAGGCGTGGGACGCAATGACCCGCCCCGACCTCAAGCTCGAGCCGGGCGAAGAGGTCGGGATCTTCCTGGACTGCTCCAAGTCCGACGACGCCACCGGCGTGGTCGCCTGCCGCATCACCGACGGCGCAGTGTTCACCCTCGGCATGTGGCAGCGGCCCCCCGGTGCGCGCGGCAAGACCTGGCTCGCCCCGCGCGAGAAGGTCGACGCCTGCGTCAAGGCAGCCCAGGACGCCTACCGCGTCGTGGCCCTGTTCGGCGACCCGTCCCACGTCCTTGAGGACGAGACGATGAACCGCTACTGGGACGGGCTGTTCGACGAGTGGCACCGCCGCTACCGCACCCGGCTGCGGCTGTGGGCGCACCCGGGCAAGGGCAAGGGCCACTCAGTCATGTTCGACATGGCCGACATGGCCAACCAGAAGCTGTTCGTCGAGGCCGTCGCCCAGGCAGAGGCCGACATCGAGGCCGGCACGTTCCTGCACGACGGCGACGCCCGGCTGCGCAACCACATGCTCAACGCCATGCGACAGCCCACCCGGGCCGGGCTGAGCATCGCCAAGGAGCACCGCGAGTCCCGCAAGAAGATCGACCTGGCCGTGTGCGCGATCGGCGCGCGCATGGTTCGGCGCATGTACCTCAACACCCAGACCAGACGCGGAGGGAGGGTGCGATGAAGCAGTCCGAGATCATCTCCCTGGCTCGTGAGAACCTGATCCCCGAGCTCAAGAGCGAGCAGGCCCGTGCCGCGCGCATCGACAAGATCGTGCGCGGCAAGACCCGTCTGATCCGCGTGCCCCGCTCCGCAGGCGTGGAGAAGCGTGAGCTGGCCAAGCTCGCCGAGTCCCCCTGGCTGCGGCTCGTGGTGCGCGCCGGCACCCAGATGCTGCGAGCCGAGGGCTGCTACAGCGCAGACCGCGACGTCAAGGACATGTGGGCACCCTGGGACCGCAACGGCTTCGACCGCCGCCAGATCCCGCTGCACGAGGCGTCCATCGAGCACGGCACCGCCTACGTCACCGTGCTCCCCGGCCTGGCAGGCGCCGAGCACCAGGCCGCGATGACCCCGTACTCGCCCATGGAGTTCCTCGCCGTCTACGGCGACGCCTCGGACGACGAGTGGCCCATGTACGCCATCCGGGAGATAGTCCAGCCCGACGGCACCGCCATCTACCGGGTCTACGACGAGCGCGCCGTGTACTTCCTGGGCGCCGCCAAGAACGGCGCCGTGGAGTTCATCGAGGAGCGCGTCCACGACCTCGGCGTCACCCCCGTCGTGCGCTACTCACCCTCCCTGGACCTGCTCGGGCGCGCACCCGGGGACGTCGAGCCCTTCGTGGAGACGGCCCGGCGCATCTGCAAGACCACCTACGACCGCCTCCTGGTCCAGCACTACAACTCCTGGCGGGTGCGCACCGCCACGAAGCTCGACCAGACCACCACGGACGAGGACATCGAGAAGATGAAGATGAAGCTCGCCCACGACGACGTGCTCGTGGGCGACGCGGACACCGAGTTCGACACCCTGGACGAGTCCCCGCTGACCGGGTTCAACGAGTCCCACGAGTCCGACATCGAAGACCTCGCCGCCCTGTCCCAGACCTCGACCACCGCCCTGAGCGGCAAGATGGTTAACGTCTCGGCCGACGCGATCACCGAGGCCAAGGCCTCCGCCTACGCCAAGCGTGACGAGGCGCGGGTCACACTCGGCGCCTCGCACTCCCAGACGCTGCGCCTGGCAGCGCTCGTCGAGGGGCGCATGGAGGATGCCGCGGACTACACCGTGCGCATCTCCTGGGCAGACACCGACACCCGCACCCTGTCTCAGGCGATCGATGCACTGGGCAAGGCCGCCACCCAGCTCGGTGTGCCCGAGCAGAAGCTGTGGACCATGATCCCTGGCGTCGACGTCACCCGGGCGGCCGAGTGGGAGCGGTACGCCGCCGAGCACCCCACCCCCGAGCAGGTGCAGGCCGACGCCTACGCCGCCGACGTTGCGCGCCAGCTCACCCCTGCGCAGTAGGCCATGGCATCGACCCCCCAGGGCCGCGCACTGACCGACGCCCACCGCCGCACCCAGGTCCGGCTGTCCATCACCGCGGAGTCCGAGATCCGCCGCGCCTGGCGCCTGCTCGACACCGCCGACATCGACGCCGGACGCGCCGCATGGCAGGCGAGGATGACGCAGATCCTCCAGCGCTACCACCGCCTGTCCCAGCGCGACGCCGAGGCCTACCTGGCCCGCTACCGGCTCGCCGAGACCGGACGGGCGACCGGCACCATCGTGGCACCCACCCTCGATGTGTCCTCGACCATGGACGAGCTCGACGGGTACGGGCCACGCATGCTCAAGTCCCGCATCGCCGGCGGCACAGCCCCGCGCACCGCGTTCATGGAGCAGCGCGGCATCCTGCTGGCCGAGACCCGCAAGGCCATCATGTCCGGCGGGCGCGGCCTGCTCGTGGCTACCGCAAAGTCCGACACCAGGGCCATCGGGTGGCGAAGGGTCACCGACGGCGACCCTTGCGCGTTCTGCGCCATGCTCTGCTCGCGCGGACCGGCCTACACCTCCGAGGCCAAGGCACTGTCCAAGGGGAACGGCGACCCGTACCACCCCCACTGCGGGTGCACCGTAGAGATCCTCTACGGCCCATGGGAACCCACCGAGGCCGAGCAGGGCTACGTCGACTCCTACTACGACGCCGCCGAGGCGACGACCCCGCCGTGGGAGCGCGATGGCGAG